CGTAAAAATTCCTAATACTGTTTACACTCCAGGCGGTGCACAGGCTTTTAAAAAAGCTGGTCAGTGGATTGATGGAGACCTTGCAGACCCAGAACCGGGAGATATTGTCTATTTTGATTTTCCATCAGATGGCGTCGATAGAATTTCTCACGTTGGAATTGTTGTAAAAGACAATGAAGATGGCACTGTTTGGTGTATAGAAGGAAACACATCTTCAAAGAAGTCTGGAAGCCAACGAAATGGCGGAGAAGTTTGCAAACAACTTCGTGCTTTTAAGAAGAACAAGGCTGGAGTCATGATTTCAATTGTTGGCTTTGGTCGTCCAAAGTTTAAGGCAGCGGGGTCAAAAGACTCAGCAGATAAATGCCCAACCTGCGGTAAGTAATGTATTACCTAACCCACATAACCTTCCAAGGGGTAGTTATAGTAACGCTATGCGTTACTACTGTTCTTGGCATGTGGTGGTCTGAGCGCTAGCGGTCGTTCTTACCGCCAAGTACAACTAGTTCTCGTCGAGGATCAAATCCCTCACCAACAACTAAAGAAATAATTCCTGGTGCGCTTTCAAGCCCAGACTTATCACGGAACCAAGCAGAACCGTTATCCATTGCTGGGTTTTGAATAAACAATCGTGGTCCAACATTCTGTGAACGATAGTGGTGATAATGACCTACGTTAAGAATGTCAGCGTGAGCTACAGAACAACGTCCCATAACTTGACCTTGCCACCACTTAACCATGTCACGTGACTGATGACCGTGAGCCATACCGTACATAACTCCACTTAGATCTATTGTAAGAGTGCTGTCATCTGCTGCTGGATAACGGAACTCCACGCGATCACGTAAGAACTCGCTTTCCTTACAGATGTCTTCAACCTGAGCAACTACATCAATCTGCCAAGAATCTTCAGGGCGACCTACTAAGAAGCGCTGTACTTCGTCGTGGTTACCAGGCACTACCGGAACAATTATCTTGTCAGTTAAAGGTGCAAGAGCTTTGATTTGAGCAAGAAGCATTCTGCGTCCAACTCGTACTTGCTCTGAAACACCGATGTCATGGCGTCCCATTACCTTACCTTTTTGACTTGTCATTCCCTCAATACAATCGCCAAGCTGTGGCAAAGCAATCTGTTTAATTCCGTACTTACCTGCTAAATACTCGTGGTGTGCAACAGCTTCGTCAATAGAACTAAGTACTCTGTCAATAATAGCTGGGGTGTCATCTTTACCATATTGGGTATCACCAATGCTGTATACAGCAGTTAGATCACCTGATGACTTAAGAACTTCTTTAGGCTCCCAGTTAACAACTAAAGAAAGAAGTTGTTCTAGGTCATAGTCAGGACTAGTTGATTTACCTGAAGGTACAACGTTAACTCTAAACGACTCTAACCAATCACCATTAAAGGTTTGCCAACGTGAGCGTCTGTGAGATACGACAATCCACTCAGCTGGATCTAGCTTTGCTTCAATAAGAATTTCTTCTGCGCCCGGAGTATTACCATCTGGACGTGGTGTAGAAACAATAAATCCACCATCTGTTCCAATTTCAGAACGTGGTCGCCATGCTTCTGGTATAACTTTATTTAACTTGTCAGAACCTTGATTACTGTTTTGAATTATTGAATCATAATCATCTGCTAAAGACATACACAATCTCCTTGTCGATGGTCACGAACAGCGGTTTTACCGAACGTGCCCCCCGCACGGCGGAGTAACATAAATAAATCTTTTGTACTTAGATCATCATCTTCAATAGCTGTGTCTAAAGCTTTTTTGTCTTCTTCAGAAAGGGTAGCTGCCCACTGTCCTACAATGCACGCTTTCAAAGTATTCATAGTCTTTACTTCGGTGTACAGATCTTGCAACGACATTAGCGCCTCCAAGTTTTAGTCCGATTGCAGTACTAGGCCCTAGAGGATTCCTCTAAGACCTAGTAACCAGCATACACGAGTTTAGTACGAAGTGCCCATTCCACCATCAAAGTTGGTGCGGTCACGCTTCATAGCAGTCTTGATAATTTTGCCATTTGCTTGAGTCATGCCAGCAGAAGGGTCAGTCATCTTTGTATAAGTAGCCTTTATAGAATAAGCGGCTCCATTGCGGTCTTTAGCAGGAGTTTCTTTCTGCACGTTTGAGCGAGGTGCGCCCTTTGATCCGTATGGATCTCCAGCTTGTGCACCTTTCTTTTTAATAAGTGTGCCGGCCTTTGGTGACGCAGACGGAGAAGTAAAACTAATTCCATCCTTGTTCATTGGAGTGCGGCCTTGTTTTGCCATACCTGCAAGCGCCTCGTCAGGGCTTGGGATTGAGCTTTTTGCCATGGTGTTCCTAACTGTTAGAGATCTCTTGTTATAAAGAATATATCAAGTTACATTAATAGTAAAGACTATTGCGGAAATTTGTCCGTCACGGGAATCAACGGTAGTAAATCCAGGCCGACAAGTAAGGTCAAGACCTCTAGGGGCAACGTAGCCTCTAGCGATAGCGATAGCCTTAACAGCTTGGTTTACTGCGGATGCCCCTACGGCCCTAAGTTTAACTTGAGGGCGTTCATATAGAGCGTGAGCAATCGCAGAGCCTACGGATTGTGCGTTAGATCCCGCACTTACTCGCAAACACTGCTCTTCTGTAGTATCTTTTTCAATCACGATTTTGTAGTCCTTTAGGTTCGAGTTTTAGTCGCCCACCTAAGGAACAAGGTACGTTATTTAAGGATTTGCGTCAGCGTATCCAGCTTCTTTTAACAGCTTTACGAAGTCTTCTAATCGCAAGATAACTGGCCACTCCCCTATATTGACCTCTCCCTGCCCGTTTAAGCGCAGTACAGCCACTGGAAGGTCTAATCCGTTATGGCGTTCTTTTAACTGCTTTATAGCTGCAGAAGGGTTAAACCCTGTGCGAGCTTTTACCTCCCAGTCAATCCCAATAGTTCCGGTGACATCTGTGCCTGACCGCCCCGCCCCAGTAGATTCGGCATAAGGCCACCCATTAGCAGCTAGATAATTAGCAACAATTTTTTGTGACTTATAGCCACGATGTTTTCTACTCTGGGAAGGCATCGCGCATCCTAGTAGTAACTAGTAACTCTAGATCCTTTAGGGTGCCGTTGTTTACAAGAATTTGATCTACTTTGTAACCTTCTAATTCAGACTCTGAAACATGGTCGTTAACTGGACCAATACCTAAACGTTTTACACGCCATAGTTGACCGCCCATAAGTTTAATCATCATAGCTTCGTTTTCAAACCTAACATCGGTAATAACAACTCGTTGATTAGCGTTTATATTACCCAACGCTAAAGTAACCCAAACGTTCTCATCAATAGTTTTTCTAGCTGAGTTACCTAGGTTTTGCAATAGTTTACGAACTTGAGGCTCTTGTTTCGCGTTATCCCAACCAACTAGATTAACTAAGTCTTGTAAGTAACCTGTAGGACTACACGCAACCATAGGATTTAGATCATACAGAAACTCCCGAATTTTATCGGCAAAAGCAACCCTAGTGTAACCGTACTTTTCTACTAGAATAGATGCAACCGTATCTTTACCTGCTTGGGAGTATCCAATAAGGCCAATAGTATTATAGGCACTCTTAATGCCAAGCTCTTCGTCTGTGAATAGAGATAGTTGTTCGTAGCTCATGGCGTCATCCAACTGCTTCTACCAATAGACTTATTAATGTTAACTCGTCTAGTAATCTCTCGATTAATAAGCGCAATGTCTTTAGACAATCGATCAGAAATAATATGAATTAATCCGTGGTAGTTAGACAGTTCTTTAAAAGCATCTAGCTTACTTCTATACTCTGGGTCTACTTCGATCTCGGCCTCAATCATAGACACTGCTTTTCCAGAAGTCTTTAACTCTAATCGTTTAGTTGCTTTAGTTAAAACTAAAGCTTTATCGGCCTCTGACTTATCTACATCTGCACACCAAAGCTGCAAATTAATAAACTCTAGGTAGGCTACATATTTAGCGTACAGGTCCATAACCTGCTCTTCCATCATATCCGTTACATCATCCGGTATAGACGGTGCGTCGTACACGTACTGTTCGTTTACTGCTAACCCTTGTTTTTTAAGTGTATCGATAGCTCTACTACTTGCTTCAGCAACTCTTAACTCAATTGGACTCATCTAGGTTCTCCTTTGCCCAGTCATTCCACTCTTCGTTTAATTCAGCAACGTCTATATCTTTAATAAAACTATTTTCGTACAAATGCTCAATAAAGTCTTCATCTGCAACCAGTATTGGTAATCCTTTGTAAGAATAGTTACTCTTATCGATCATTGACCGCCCCACCCTCCACCTTTAAATTGAACTGAAGGTGGTGTGAACACCTTACTCATAGGACCTCCACATCGATCGCAATTAGGTCGCTCATAGGATTCAAAAGCAATGTGCATCTCTACAATACTACTGTCACAGGTATCGCATTTAAAATCATACTTGGGCATCCTTTACCTCCCCGTAAGGTTGACAGCGTTTACATCCTTTTACAGGGTCTATATTACACACAGGTGGACGTAAGTTGTCAACTGCCCAGGAGATATCAAGAGCGCTTTCAAAAAGATCTTTTGTGTAGTCAGGGTTATACGCTACAACAAACTCTTTATAGTCTTGAGTTGATTTAAGCTCATAGATAAACACAATCTCATTGGGAGCAGAGGGAATCTCGCCAGCTTCTTTCATAAGGTGGGTTAAGTGCAGGTAAACCTGTCCTTGAAGTTGATGGGATTTAAACGGAGCTCGGATATTACGCCAAGCTTTCTCTAAATCGTTGTCTGATTGACTAAGGATTGCAGGCGCCTCAAAGCGTAACGTTCCAGGACCAATAGACTTAATCTCAATAAGAAAGTCTTCCCCTAGGCCTTTTACCCAACCATCAGAGTGCCCACTAATTTTATGCTTAGTGCTCTTTAAAGGAACTTCTCTATAGTCAAAAGAACCGCATTCGGGATCATTAAAATTTAAATCAGAGGCAAGTTCCCACTCAGTTGGGCCGCACTCTGTGCACTCCCACTTACCGTATAGAACTCCCATATCTCGTAGCCAGGACTGCCACTTATGGTGAATTGTGTGTCCCTCAGCAAAAATAGAAGCTAGGCGTAGATTTGGTTTTTCTCTAACTTCTTTGTAGTTTCCTAGCAATGCATAATAAGACGCTAAATGACACCACTCTGGCTTAATCATGTCTGACGGATGTATCACCGACATGTTTCTAGAATCAAACGGCTTAGCCAAAAGATGGCGTTCAACGTGGCCTACTAAACGAGTGTCTCGCTTATTTGCTTCAAGGAACGCTTTTAACGCCCCTGCTTTAGGTTTGCCCGTACTTACCATCTTGTTCTATCCATTCGTCTAGTGTTAACCCCTGTTTTGTATATTTTCTTTGTGCTGCATTTCTTTCTCTGTGAGACATTCCCCCAAAGATTCCATGCAACTCATCGTTAATAATAGCTTCTTTTAAACACTCTTTGCGAACTGGACACGCCGGTCGACCATCCCGTCCCCAACAAATTGCTTTAGCTTTATCGGCTATTGGTTTGTAGAGTGCCTTGTCCCGTGGAGGAAAAAATATCTCGGTATCTTCCCCACGACATTTAGCGTCGTATCTCCAAGCCCAAGTGGGCTCGTTTGAATATTCCATTTACTCACCTCTGATTGAATTGCGAAGTTCAAAGAAATCCTCCTCTACTAAAACTACGTAATTCTCTCCGTCAAGGTGAAGACCTAAAACTGGGATACGACTATCTAAAATCGCCTCAGTAGTTATCTTCTTTAAAACATCTGATTTAATGGTTACTGATTTTTTACCAGTCCATTTGTGCTCAATCAGAAGTTCGTCATTGCGTACATCTCCTTTGCGAGACCAAAAAGCTCCGGAAGCTGCGGATCTAGTTCCCGCAATTTTCTTAGCCAATCGTTTCTCGTGCTTCAGAGATTGTTTTTGCCCCTCACTCTTCATCAGAATCATCATGAATAGCTAAGATAGGTTGGGCCTTAAGAGTACTTAAGACAGCCTTACTTAACTCTTCCCTCAGATCGATTTCTTCACGTAAGGAATCAATTAGAGCCTGAGCTCCTTGCCACTTACGGTCACCATAATACAGCCATCCACCACGGCGATCTACAATCCCGTTGAGAATAGATAAAGCAACGATTTCTTTACCGGTGTCGTACCCGCCAGCATCAATAGCCCCACCGTCTGCGAAGTAAAAATCTAAATAAGCGGTCTGTTGAGGAGGGAAAGTCTTGTTCTTTACAGTGCGGACCCTAATAGTCTGCCCTACTCGACGCTTGCTTTCTCCTGTGCCTACCTCTACCCACTCATCTCGCTTAACTTCACAACGAACTGCGTAGGCATAGTCTTTACCTAAACCACCAGGAGTGGTTCTAGGATCTCCATGCATAACGCCAATCTTCATTCGATACTGATTGATCATAAGTCCTAATACTGGTCGTTCTGATTCGATGAGGTCTCGTTTGGTAGCTGACGCCACTTTTCTAAAGAACTTATTGGTAATAAGTGCGCCACGACCCACAGTAAATTCTTCCATATGCTTGTCATCTTCTGCACCAGGTACCAAGGCAGGAAGAGAGTCCACAACAACCATGTCCACAGCTTTACTTTGCATAAATTGAATAACCGAATCAAAAGCATCCTCCATACTATTAGTTTCTACAAGTAAAACGCGATTAGTATCTACTCCGCAGAACTCTGCATACTTAGCATCAAAGTCTTCAGCAGCAATCCATACAGCAGTAAATTCTGGGTTAAGTTTTTGATTAGCCGCTATAGTCTTAAGAGCAATAGCAGTTTTGCCATGAGAAGCTTCTCCCATAAGTTCAACCCAACGATTCATAGGCCAACCACCACCGAGCACCACATCTAGCGTAAGAGAACCAGAAGTAATACGAGTAGGGAGGTGAGTCTTGCCTGCTAACACCACAGTATTAGCACCAAGTTTTTTATTAATACCTGCTGCAATCTTTAAAGCTTCTGCGCTTAATGACATTATTCAAGTCTCCCTACGATTGTTGTTGGATTAAACCCACCAGATTGATTTGGCTGTTTAGCTGCAATAGTTGAGCCACCCTGTCCGGTACCACCTGCACCTGTTCCAGCCTGAACAATTGGATAACCGCAATCATAGCAACGTTTACGTTGAGTGCCAACTGGGGCCATGTAGTTAACTGAGTAGCAACCCGGACAGCGTTCGTTGTCTCTAGCACTTTGCGCTTTAGTTACTAGTTGATCTTGTTGTGAATCATAAGAAACTTGAACGTTAGGGGTCTGCAGCGGAGGGCGGTAAACATTAGATGACGGGGGTGATGTCGGGGGAGTGTTTTGGGTAGGAGATTGGGG